GTTCGGCACCAAGTTCCATCTCAGATTTTTTCTCTGGCCCTGCGATGACGCTGGCAATGCGGAGAGTGGCGTCGCGAATGGAATTAATCGGACCGATCAACTTGTCGCCAAGCGCAGTCTCGGCAGTTTCAATCGCCTTGATGCCAGCAAGCATATCTTTCGCCTCAGTCATTTCCTGGTCTTTGCCAGCCATAACCTTCAACAATGCATCGCGGAAATCCTCGGTATTTCCTTTCTGTGCGGCATCAAGGTGCGTTTTTTCATTTTCTGATAGCGCATCCTTGCCGGTGCGGCCACCGATCTGGCTGTAAATCTTGTCCAGATCAGCATGACTGTCGGCGCCGCCGATGGCAGCCATGGTCTTGATCCCACCTTCGTTCAAATCCTTCAGCGAGACACCGGCCCGCTTCAATGAATTTTGAAGACCGCCAGCCTGTTTCTCATCAAGATTCATCATGGCAGCAGCTTGCTGCGGAGAATTCAACCCGAGATCGCGCTGCACGGCATTCAGGCGCAGCCAATTCCCGGTATCGCCCTTATCGAATGCCGACTCGTACCCTGCCTTCATCGACCCCCACGAAGTCACGTTGCCGTTCTTCCCGCCCCATTGCCGCGAGACATCGCCGCCATGGCGACGGAAATATTCAGAGAGGTCAGAATTTTTATCCCCGAACACGCTATTCGGTGTCGCGAACATGCCGCCAGCGGCAAGCGCTTCGGCGGCCATTGGATTCATTTGACCGTATGTTTTATTGTACGACCCGATCTGGAAATTTCGACCAGCTTCGCCGGCAGCACCCATATGCGAAATAGCATTATTTGCCTGTCCGAGCATCGACGATACGTTATCAGTAGTCATGCCGGTGCGCCCGCTACCAAGCATATTCCCGAACGCTGCGCTGTAGGCGTCGGTATTGGCGATGCCAAGGCTATTGCGCGACACCGACGACGCCATCGTCTGCAGGAACTGCATCACGTCCGGCGCCATCGCGCGGCCACCACCCTTTTCAACTGCTTCCGCGATCTGGAGCGCCAACTCGCGATTGTTTTGCTTCGGATTCATGTTCTGCATGCCGCCGAAGAACCCCGCCGACGCGCCAGGGTCAATGCCGTAGGCGCGCCCAAACTGCGTGGCATCGCGCACGGCACCGCCGAGACCTTCAGGCGTCTTTTCAGCGTTGTGGCTTGCCTGATTGTATTGTTCAGCGAGTGCCGCGAATTCTTTCGAGTTGACGCCAAGACCAGCGCTGGCGATGTCGGTCATGGTCTTGAGACCGGCGAAGCTGACGCCGAGGTCGCCCATCTGGCGCTTGAGCGTGTCGAGATTGGTGCCGCGCTCCTTTGCCATGTCGTAGCCTTCAGAAACGGCTTGACCGGCTTTGAATAGTCCGAATGCGGCTGCAGCAATTCCACCTCCCTTTAGAAGCCCACCGAGGCCGCCCATCATGCCGCCGCCCTCTGCGGAACCGGCAGCGGCTCCGCGCGTTGCGCCCTGAATTACTTGGCCGAATCCACCGCCTACGCCGCCGCCGAAAGAGTTTGCAGCCGTTGCCGCGAAATTGGTGCCGCCGCCGCCCCTGCCGCCACCGCGCCCAGGTCGTGGTGATGGCGGGGCCGGCTGGCTAGGAGCAGGAGGCCCCATATCCCAAGCCGTCCCGCGCGCGGCATACGAGAAAGCGCTGTCGCGCATGCGCTGCGCAGCAGCCGGATTGACGCCAAGCTTTTGAAAGTCGACCTCATTGATGGACTTGCCGGCTTGGCCGGTAGCCTTGAGGGCGTCGCGCAGCGCCTTCGACCGCGCAACGGCGATCTCGAATTGCTTGTTCAGCAGTGCGATATCGCGCGCAGCGGTACCGACATCAGCCGGCTTGAATTTGACCTTGCCGGAAGATGCAACCGCCTTGGCCAAATCATTGACCGACGCAGTAATTTCCTCGATCGCCTTGGCGACATTCTTGCCGTCGGCGTTTACGCCAATTTTTACGTCAGCCATCGATATCTTCCCAATCGTCAGGCGGCGCCGCGCGATCGCGCTCAGCCGCTTCCTGCTCTATCCTTGCCAGCTCATCCTCGACACTGAACTGCTCGTCAAGGAATTCTTCTTGGACCTTGCCAGCCTGATACTGGTATGCCCACCACTCGGTCTCGATCTGTTCGTCCGTGGCGGCAAGATACCGGGGGTCAGTCGGCGCGAGATTGTACTGCTTCCGAAACCAGAGCCGGTAAGTTTGCGCCAGCTTCCGCCCCTCCACCCGCGCCGATGACCCGCGCTTTTGGTCGAAAAGAGAGCTCCTTTTCTCGGAGTGCCCTCCATATTGCGACCAACTTGGAATCGACTTCATCATCCACAAGTGGATCAAGTTGATCGATGTCGAAATTCTCAGGGCCGGAAACTAGTAGCGCTCTGACCGTCACATAGGATAGCGCGCCGAGGTCGCACATGTTGCCGTCGTCATCATAGTAGCCGCTGGTGATTTGGTGGTATTGTCCACGGATCTTGAACGTGTCTTCGATGGTGCGCCTGGCGAAATTGAAGCGACCGAGCCGATCTACTTCAACGAAAAAATCTGTTGCATGTGCTTGACGTGGCATGATGGTGTATGTGATTGTGGGTGGGAGTTTTCATTCTCCTATCACGACGAAAGGGGCGGCACCAGACGATGCCGCCCCTTCATGCCACGGCCAAGAAGTATTCTCAACAGCCGGTTCCCTGCGTATCGAGCGCGTTGAACTGGCCGGCCTGCATGACGATTGCGTGCTTGCTGACTTCGATATCGCCGGAAGCGTACGAACACCCGACGTACTTGCGCAGCAATGCCCCAGTATTGTCGGAAACAACGATGTCGAATACGAGCCCAAGCAGCATGGCGTCGCCATTTTCTGCCGCCACGCCGGCCGAGATCATTTCACCGACGTTGAGCACCATCGCCTGGATGCTGATATTGTGCCGCGCCATCGTTGGAACCCACTCTTGGACGTGGATGTCGCCGATACCTGATGCCGGTTCCGGTGAATAGTCGTCGTTCATGCGCACCGACTGCAAGAGCCCGATCTGAATGCCACCGAACATGACCGCGCATTTATTGCCAGTGCGCGTCTTGAGATTTACTTGTTGTTGGATTGCCACGTTTCACTCCCTGGGGTTAAGATGCCGTCGCGGTACCGCTATACGGCACCGCGTAGACCGTCACAGCGACATAGTTTGCCGGCAATACCGGGCTGCATTGGAATTGAACGGATAGGACATCGCCAGCGGCCGATGCCGTAATCCCGGTATAGGCAGGGCTAGCCGCATCGCCAGTGATAACTCCTGGTCCCTGTGGCTCTTGAACGGCAAGGGCCCGCAATTGTGATTCCGTGATATCGACTGCACGACGCAACAACTGCGGCGTCATTTTCTGACCGCGCAGTGGGTCCAATGCGTTGCGGACGTTCTGACATACGAAATCCAGCGCCCAGCCGACGGACTGTTCGACCTTATCGTATTTCGAATCGACCAACCACGTCGAGATCGACTGCACGACATAGTATCCTTTTGACGTCGACTCGATGCAGAAGACGCCGCCTTGGATAAGGGGGTCGGTCTCGGTTGGGTTGGTCAACCGTCGCTCGACGCCGCTAAACGTCAGCGCCTTATTGGTCAATGGCGTTCCTGGCGAGACGCCGGAGAAGGCCGCAGCGGCCACGGCGGCAGCCATGTACGGGGAATACAGTTGCAGACCCGTTACTTGGTTCGTCCAGTCGTAATCGTAGTACCCGATGTGTACAATCGATGTTCGGTTGCTGTTCAGGCTAAGCGCTTCGGTGAGCGCTTGGGCATCGGTCGTGCCAAGCGCCATTCCGCAGATCGCACGCCGTTCTTTCCGCCCGACAGTCGACATGTACTGCACATGCGCGTCGGCCATCGCGATGATGGACCCGGTCGCCGACAACGGCGCAATCCAGTTCACATCCTGCGTCTGCAAGGTCGTGAAGGCGTTGCTCCACTGGGTATTGGTGACGGTGCCATCTGTGCCACCAGTGAGGTAGGTCGTTGCCAATGGCGCTGGCGGCAACAGCGCGTTAGATGGCCGCGCCGCAACCACGAGACCGCCAGATTGTGGGCTGTTCAGGTAATTGATGGCTGCCTGCAGCACTGCGGTGACGGTGAATGCTGTCGTCTTGATGGATTGTGCGGTGACGCCATCCAAGCCGTTCAGCGACGGCATACTCCCGGAAACGCCCAACACAGCCGCCGCGAATCCTGGGAAAGTGTTGATGTTGTCGACCAACTGCTGGACGGTAGGAAATGAGGCCAAACTGATGGCAGCGATCGGTGTCCCCGCCGGCGCAGAGAGGGTCATCGTGGTATCGGTAACAGTCACCGTAGCAGTCGCCTGCGCGCCGGTATAGACGACGGTCATCGGCGCCGCATAGATATTGTCCTGCGCGTATACATCACTACCGAGAGCGGTAGTGATGTA